AGCTAAAGAATACGATATAACTATAACAGAAGAGCTAAGAGATACAGTAGAGCAAAGGTTATTAAATACTAATGAAGCTTTATTAAATAAAAGTAAGTAGAGATGAACAAAAATATAACAAAGAAACCAGTAAAGAAACAAATTAAGACTAACAAGGTAACAATAGAAGAAGCAATATACAAAGTATATGAAGTATTTAGAGATACTACTGATACTAAGTCAGAGGAGCACGCAAAGATAATGTTTATGGAGACATTTCTAAGTATTTGGCTAAAACGAAATAAGAGATGAATAAAGAAAAAATACTAAAGAAAGCTATAGAGAAGGCAGAGAAGAATGGGTATCCTAAGGAATTAAGCAAATGGCTTAAGAGTAATAGCAACCTAACTGATTTAATGATATATAGTCAATTTATCTTTGACCACGACTTCGCTAAAGAATTTTGGGGTGAAGATAAGCAATGTAATGTGAAGGAATATTTTGAAGATGAAGATAAGGTTAGTTATGAGTTGTATGAGTGGCAATATCACCTACAACAAATGGTATTAGAAGAAAATCCAATATTATACTTAGAACAATTCCTGGAGGACTAATGCCACCTAAAAGAAAACCAACAGCTAAACAGAAGGGATTCGTTGCAGACTTTATGAAGACTAAAAACGCTACAAAAGCAGCATTAAATAACTATGACACTACTGACATAAACACAGCAGCATCAATTGGATGTGAAAACCTAACAAAGCCTAAGATTGTCAAGATGATAGACAATGCTATGGAACTAGCCCAAGACAGTATTATATATTTGGCTGGTAATGCAAAGAACGAGAACGTGAAACTTAATGCATCTAAAGATATATTAGACAGGGGAGGATTAAAACCTAAAGATGAACTAGACGTAACATCAGATGGTAAATCATTGGGAGTTGTAATCTTGCCTGAGAAGGATATAAAACAGGAGGGGTAGATGAAGAACTGGAAACAATCAGCTAAGTTTATAGTTAAAACTTTAGATAAGTTATCTAAGGGTAAAGTTGAATGGATTGAGAAGTGGCTTGAGGTTAATTTTGATGTAATAGAACTTAGAGCATATAAACGAGGGAAGAGAGATGGAGCAAAGAAAAGATAATGGAAGCACACTGGAAGCCACAGCCCAAACAAGCTATAGCACTCGCCAGCAATGCTGAGGAGATACTTTATGGTGGCTCTCGTGGTGGTGGTAAGACAGATGCAGGCCAGGCATGGCTACTTTATGATAAAGACAAGGAACAATACAGAGCTTTAGTTATTAGAAGAAACGCAGATGACCTTAAGGATTGGTCAGACAGAGCAAGATACATGTATAAGCCTACAGGTGCAGTATTCACTGGTACACCACCAGAGATAACATTTCCATCCGGGGCTAAGATACGAACAGGTCATTTAAAGGATGAGAACGCCTACACTAAGTACCAAGGACATGAGTACCAAAAGATACTTATTGAGGAGCTTTCACATATACCTAGAGAAACAGACTATTTGAGGTTAATAGCTTCATGTAGGTCAACAGTAGATGGTATTGCCCCCCAGATATTCTGTACTACCAACCCAGATGACCCGGGTATGGAATGGATTAAGGATAGGTGGGATATCCCGGATGAACCAGACAATAGTGAGACATACGATACATACAAGAAGGTTGAGACACTTAATGAGAAGGGCGAGACAATCATCCAGAGTCGTAAGTTATCATTCATACCGGCCAGACTAGAGGATAACCCATCACTATTTAAGAAGGACCCAAACTATGTTATATTCCTGGACTCACTTAAAGAATCAGACCCTAACCTATACAGAGCCTGGAGATATGGTAGTTGGTCAGGGTATGGCCAAGAGGGTTCATACTATAGGGAGAACATGATTAAAGCTGATAGGGATGGCAGGATAGCAGAGAACATATATGACCCGATGCTCCCAGTGTATACATGGTGCGACCTTGGTATATCAGATGCATTTGCAGTGGGTTACTTTCAGCATGCACATGGCCAGTGGAGAGTAATAGACTATGATGAATTTGAAGGTATGGGACTTGGTGAGGTTATAGGTGCTATGCGTGAAAAAGGTTATTCATACAAGGCTCACTACGCACCACATGATATAGAGGTAAGAGAACTAGGCACAGGTAGGTCCAGGCTAGAGATAGCATCCGGACTAGGTGTGAACTATGAGGTAGTACCCAAACTAACCATTGAGGATGGTATTAACGCTGTTCGTATGAGATTCAGCCAATTATGGTTCGACAAGACCAAGACTAAAGAGTTACGCAAGAAAATAGCTAAGTATCACAAAGAGTATGATGAGAAGCGAGGAGTTTGGAAAGCTAAACCAGCCCATGATGCCAACTCACATGCTGCTGATATGATTAGATACTGGGCCACTAGCTGGGACATGCCATCAATGTCAATGATGAAACAATATGAGGTAGCGAATAATAAAGCACCGGCTGACCCATATAGTTTGTTTGCTGATGTTTGATAAAAATGGTATAATAGCTAAGTAAAGTTTACAATTTTAATCAATATGGATAAGAGTCCCTTATTAAAGACATTAAAACAAGTTGAATTAGTAGATTATTCAGAAGACGAACTGAAGTATTTAGGTGGAATAAGAATAAGAATGGAAGAAGCTCGCAATAATAGAGATTCCAAACAGATAGACTTAGACCAGATGGACTACTTCACTTACTTTGATATCAACGAGAAGTTAGCCAACTCCTTTGTAGGAGAAAAGAAGAATTCAGGAGATACCAACTTTACATCCGGAACTGTTAGAAACAAGCTAATGTCATTCCTAGCTGCTATTAATAGAATGAATATATCACCTGATGTGATGGCTTTTGGTAAAGATGACCTAATGATTAGTGGATTAGGTAACGCTATTACAGAGGTATTGCGTAAGACAGAAGAGCTAGAGAACGATGACGAGAAGAGATTACTAAGACAGTTCGAACTTATGAAGCAAGGTACAGTGTTTGTTGAAGACATCTGGCGTAAAGCATATAAGACAGTAAAGACTGTTACAAAGCACTCAGATAACCCAGACTTAGTTGAATGGACTGAGAAGGTAGATGAAGTGATGTCCAGGCCTAATCGTACAATCCTAGACAATCGTGGCGTATACCTAGGCTCTATGAGCACCTTTGAGATGAGTGAACAACCTTATGCATTTACAGTAGATATCATATCTTACGAGCAAGCTAAGGCTATTTATGGTAAGTTCCCACGTTGGGACAAGGTGCCAAGAAAGCTACAACAAATGGATACTACTACTTATGGTGCTGATTGGAGATTAACCACAATTGATGAGAACCAGGTAGAGGTTATTAAATACCAAGACAAGCCTAACGATGAATTCCAGATAATGCTAAACGGAGTAATGATGCTCCCAGTAGGATACCCACTATCAGCAGTTAGTTGCGGTGGAGAATATACCTTTGTTAAACAAATATTTAAACTTATTAGACACAATTTCCCATACGGTAAGTCATTATGTATGGAATTAAGAAATCAGGTAGGAGTATATGATGAGATGCTTAAACTAGCAGTACAGAAGACACAGAAGTCTTATAAACCACCTATGGTAAACAATACAGGCCACATGCTATCTAATGATGTACTTAATGCCGGTAAGATGTCTTACGGTTGGAACCCAGATAAACTCAAGCGTGTAGATGAACGAGATGGCCAAGGAGTTACATCATCAGAAATGGCAGTTATAGACATGATTTCACAAAGAATAGATGAATCATCAGTAAACAAGTCATACCAAGGCGGAGAAGCTCCCGGTAATACACTAGGGGAAGCCCAATTAGCACAGCAACAGTCCAGTATGATTGTAGACCTGGCATTATTTAGCTGTTCATTATTAGAAAAGAAACTTGGTGAGATTAGAGTCCCTATGTTATTAAAGAATTGGTTTGACCCAATAGATTCCAAGATGGATGATGCTCGCAAAGTATTAAAGAATGTATACAGAATAGCTAACGTAGAAGCTAGTATTGAAGGTAAAGGCATGGGTAGAAGCATGGTAGTACCTAAAGATGCACCACTACCAAACTCACAAGAGGTATATGACGAACAGCAGAAGCTAACTAAAGAAGCTGGGATACCTATCCGTAAGTATTACCTCAACCCTAAAGTAGTAGTAAAATCAGAGTATCTCTGGCAAGTAGTAGTCAACCCAACACCAAGAAGAGGTGATGCACAACAGAAACTGTTATTCAGAGCAGAGATGCAAGATGCAATGGACTTAGGTCTTAATCCAGACCCTCAGTATGTAAGAGAGCGTTTTGCAGAGATGTGGAACGAAAACGTATCAAAGATGTTCCCAGAAGCACCTGTCCAACAAGGCTCTACTGCTATGCCTGACCAACAAGGTGGAACACCTAAAATTAAAGCACAAGTAAATAAAGTACCTGTAAACCCAAGCTTAACCTAAAGATAAGGCAAGTGAAGAATATGTTAGAAACAATTGATTTTGGTCAGTTATCTGACCCAATAGAAACTCCTAAAAAAAGAGCGGGTTTTTGTGGTAGAGTAGTTGTAGCCAAGCCTATAATAGCAGAGATTAACAGGCGTATGTTGCGTGAGATAGGTAGGGATTACTTCGGTAATACTAAGACTCTCGAGGAACTAGCCTATGTTAATGGCATGATTGATTATGCTAAGATACAGAACGATAAGGTGATAATGTTCGAAAGTGAACATATTGGGAATAAACCAGAGGATAAAGAAGAAGAGCCAGGTACCGCATCAAGTGGGAGTAATTTAAGCTTATGAAGAAGTATAAAGCAGACGTTATAGGTAACATCCCATCATGGATTAATAAGAACGCCAAGAAGCTGACAGTTATTTGGCAGTGTGGTGCATCTAAGAAGAAGGAAACAAAATATAGCAATAAGGTTAAATTAAAGAAAGGAAAATAACCATGGTAAGAACAGTAGTTTTAGATGACGGGACTGAGATTGAGTTGAGTGATGATATTGTATCTGAACTCAAGACTGAGGCCGTACAAGAGTTCAGGGATGAAAACCCTGACGTAGATAATATAGACGATTTGAAGCAAGCACGAGATGATGCTGAAGCTAAATTGACCGAAATAGAGGAGAAGAAGGACACTAAAGGTAGTAACATGTCCGAACTCAGGAAACAAAAAGAAAAAGCAGAGAAGGATGCTAAAGCAGCACAAGATGACCTCAGCAAAGAAATAGCAGAGGTAAAGAACCTAGTAGTCAACAAGACTAAGGCAGACACCATGAAATCACTGGTTGGTGATGATGAAGAGATGGTAAAGAAGGTAGAACATCTATACGCAGAGACATTAAGCGGGATGCCAGCTACTACTGATGCAGAGATTGCTGAAAGAGTTAAAGCAGCTGTTAGACTAGCTAGCCCAGATGGTAAAGAGTCCGGAATGGGATACAATGTAGTTTCATCAGGGACAACCGGCAATGTTAAAAAAGAAGAAAAGACTATAGACCCAGTATTCGCTAAGAAAATGGGATTAGATACAGACAAGATTAAGACGTTAAAACCTAAAGTTAAAGAGATGCAAGAAAGGAGAGTAATATAATGAGTAGTGATAAAGCAAAGAAAACAGTTAAAAAGATTGATGCAGTAGCTACAGATGGAGCAAAAGCCACAGTAGAGACAGTACAAGAGGTGCCAACTGATGTGGCGAAGGTAACTCATACCGCTGATATTCCCACTACTACAGATTCCCCTGGGGTAGTAGCGTTTACAATAGACCCAGCCCCACCACTAGAGGTAGCAAAAGTACCTAAAGGTAAAAAGCTGGTCAATTCAGATGCTTTAGATGCAGTGCTTAAACGTATGACTGCACTTGAAGCTGAAACTAAGGAGCTTAAAGCAGAGAATGAAGCACTAGCAGACAAAGGTAGATTAGCTAAGCTCAGAGCAAAGAATGCTCCCACTATGGGCAAGACAGTAAGATTAGGTACCTGGGAAGGTCAAGTTATACTTGGATGGGATTCACTCAGTAAGAACTGGTGTGAAAAGACTCCAACTGGTAACTGGGCAGAGCAAATTGAAAGAACACTACATTTAGCAGATGGTACAAAGAAGACCATGCCTTATATAGAATCAGCCAGGCATATAGGCTCAATTGATGCCAATGTAATTGGTGAAAAGACTACTAATGAAGTAATAGACAATGATGGTAATTTCCAAGTGTTACTAGATGTTGTAGATGAGAAAGGTAGACCTTGGACCATAGATAATAGATTCATTAACTAATAAACTTATGTATTTAGGAAAAGATTTAATAAAAGAAACAATAGAAACAACTAAGGGTAGCCCACAAGGTACCCCAGTATTGCTGGTAAAGTTTTACACAGACAAAGACCTTATCATCAAAGAGATTGAGCGTATAGCAATTAGAAAAGATGAGCTGTTGGATGAGCGTGGTAAATCAAAAGCTGCCAAAGAAAAAGAAGTAATAGACAAATTGCTTACTGAATACGCTGACAAAGAAGACACCTCCAAAAAACAGTTAGTCAAAGCTATCGGCGATAAAAGAGAGATATATGCTACCCAAACCATGTTAGACGCTTGTCAAACAGAAGAACCAACAGATGATTACTACCACAACCGTAGATTACTAATGGTAAAGGGAATACTAGAAGTATTATCTGAGTATGGTATGGAAAAGGTAGAGATGATACCAATCCTACAATGGACAGAACAAAGTATTGTAGAGAATGAGAAGACAGCAACTGGAAGGTTATTCGGTAAAGATATATCAGATGTAAACATGTTAGATGTCCATTATGCAATTACTGACACAAAAACAGATTGAGCAATACATTAAAGACAACGCTGAGCTAAAGATGTTTAAATGGGCAGATGTTATGGAATACACCAGGACCAAGGTTAGATACGGTGAAATAACCATAACATTGAGAGATGGGGTGGTGGATAAAATAGAAAGTACCAAAGTATTTTACCGCCCATCGAGTTCTAAAGAGTAGCAAGTTTTGCTACTTATCGAGAAAAGTGGTATAATGTAGTAGATTAATAACCAGAATGCACAACCTAAAGATAAGGCGTGTAACAAAGGCTAGAAATAGCCCGAGTTCCGCCTTTCTTTTGTTGTCAGAGTGCTGGGAGTATCAATCCCCCGATTCTCCTAGCATTGTGCCAATAAAGTCTTAAAAAGTCGCTGCTGAGGTCAGCTGTTAAACACCCTCTATAAGGTTGCTCGTAAGGATACATCGTCAACTATCCACCTGTATTAGATATAACAAGGCAAATTATATTAACAATTAAACTTTAAAATTATGTTTAAAAAGATTAAAGGAAAGACTAAATTCATATACTTTCCAATGACAACTTCTACAGTAGCAGCTGAAGGAGCACTCATGGTTATGACTGTTGGAAGCAACGTCATAACACCTTACACAGCTGGTGACGACAACAGTATCACTATTGGTGTATTACGTCACGCAATCGCAGCTACAGATGCTGATTATGCAGTAGCTCGTAACGTAGAAGTAGAAGTACCTGTTGAAAAATGGGTAATCTGGAAATGTACAGAAGTAGGAACAGGGACTGCAGCAGCAGCAGATGTTGGAACTTATGCAGACCTAGATGACAGTGTTTCAGTAGACGTAAACAACTCAGATGATGACATGTTTTTCATCACTCAAGTTGTTAGCCAAACTGATGTTCGTGGAGTCCTAAACATAGGACCTGAATGTCTTGGAACAATCGCAGACTAATTATATTAACTCTGAACCTTATTAGTGGTTCCTGGTGGTACCCAACCCAACAGGTTAATAAGTAGGAAAACTAAACAACCAAACAAATGGAACTAAACACAATAACATTGCCTAAATTTACAGCCAATGCTGAATACATCTTTACAGATGCTTTAGAGATGGTAAGCCGTAACGCTTACAACTCTGGAATATTCAAGGTTACAAATATAGGCTCAAACAGTGGTGACACTCGTGTATTTACCGAGATGGACCATGAATTATATGCTTCTTATAAAGGAGAAGGCGACCAAGCTGAGCGTGCAACCGTTCAAGTAGGTTACGATAAAACAATTACTACAGGTCGTATCGGTGCAGATATCGGTATTACAGTAGAAATGCGTAAATACAACAAATACCCAGAAGTAATCAGTGAATTAAAGAACCTTGGTGCATATTGTCCAAATCGTATGGACCTAGACCTTACTCATAGAATTACTTTCGGAACAGCTACAACTTATGTAGATAAAGACGGTAGAACAATAAGCATCACAACTGGTGATACTAAAGCATTATTCGCAACAGACCATGCTTTAAAAGGTTCAGCAACAACTTATCGTTCAATCATAGCTAACAACCCTATCCTTTCTAAAGGTGGAATGGAAGCTGGAGAATTACTTTTCGTACAAAGATATAACAACTTAGGACAACTAAAGAGTGTAACACCAGATAAACTTGTTACATCAAATGACCCAAATACAGTAAATACTGCTCGTGAATACTTGCAATCAAGTGCTGATTTGTCTCGTGACAACTCTGGAGTAGTAAATGTTTACAAGAGTAAATTTACTCACGTTATCCTTCCAATGATTGCGACTACAGCAGCTGGTGCTTATGACTCAACAAAAGCAAAATATTGGGCACTTGTATCTTCAACAGATTCAACATCTTACATCGGTGTATGGGAACAACCATTTATGATTGCTCCAACTGTCGGTGACGGTGTAGAAATGTCCACAGAAAACTGGAACTATGGTGCTCGTGCATCCTATGGTATCGGTTCAGTAGCAGCTCATCACATTGTATTCAGTGCGGGTACTGGTGCTGCTTAAACTATATAAAACCTAATTAGACTATGACTTGAGGTCGGCGGTGGGTCTAAAAAGGATAATCAAATAAATTATGTCACTTTATAATAAAAACTCAGGATACGGACAATCAATATTAAATATGGTTGCTTCCCAAGTTCCTGCTTTCGGAAATGTCTTTGTGGTATTTAATGCTGCTAATACAGATGAAGCAAATTATCAAATAGCACAAGAAATATTCACACCAGACCCAAATGGTAGAATTCGTTTCTACACATCTTTGGCTGCAGCTTATGCTGCATGTGAAAGCAATAACAACGATGTTATTGTTCTTGATGCTAACTCTAGTCACAGTGAAGCTATGCTAACTGTTTCTAAAAGTAGAATTCATTTCATCGGTATGGATGGTGGAGGAAGGTTGAACTCACAAGGAACAAAGATTTCAACTCCTGCTACTTCTGTAGCTGCTAGTATTGCAGTAATTTATAATACTGGTACAAGGAATACATATACAAACATTAAGTTCATCCAAAGTGGAACTAATGCAGCTCAAGTAACTGCATTTTGGGATACTGGAGAAGGAACACATGTTAGAAACTGTAGTTTCCATCACAACTCCTTGCTTACAACTGCTGCAAGGTCTTCTCTGAAATTCGCTGGTGACACATGTCACTATGAGGATTGTCAAATTGGAAACTCAACAGTACAAACTAATGTCGATAATGTAGCACCGCTACTTATTAAAACACCTGCAAGGTATTCATACTTTGTAAATTGTGAGATTATCTCATATTCACTCAAAACTACTGCTTCTTGTATTGATGTACCAGATGCAGACGGTATTATTGGATGGGTTAAATTTAACAACTGTGCGTTGATAAGTGCTGATTTAGGAGATGGAGCTACCTCTGCTGGAACAATGGCAGAAGCTGTAACATCTATTTGTACTTCGGGGTATCTTTACTTCGATAACAACTGTACTTCATACAATGCTGCAAAGTTTGCTGAAGCTGACGCTTCAATCTTGAACGCATCTACTGTAGCTGTCGCTGCCGCTCGTGGTGGTGAAGCTGTCGCTGGTGCTTAATTACGACTTGAAACTGCCCATCATAACTGGTGGGTAGCAATCAGGACATAATCATTAATAAATAAGATATGAAAATACCAACAATTATAACAGCAATAGATGCAGTGACCGCAACTACTACATCGGATACATACTATGTAGGTAATTTTAGTAAGATAGCTATTTTGGGCCGCAGAGCTGCTCATTTCTCCGGTTCAACTGCTTGGTCAGTAACAGCTGGAAGTAGTATGAGCGAACAGACTGACCCAACTCTGGTTGCTTATAATATGCTTATCAGTAATGTAGCCAACTCAAATGCTGAAACGAACTATACTCACGTTGCTTCGTTTAGTTCGGGTGCAGCAAATGGTGACTTTTACACCTGGATGGATATAGACAAATGTCCAATAACTCATATTGCAGTTACAGCTACAGAAACTACAGATGGTACACATAGTGCATTTATAATCGGATGGGAATAATGGCCAAGAAGCCTGACATAGCAATAGATATCTCTTCGAAACCTGCTAAAGGTATAAAAGAGATTCAGATACTGGATAAGTTCCCTTCATCAGAAGGACTGACGTACACAGTAATACTGGTAGATATAGATGGCCAGTTATGGTCCGGTAAAATTCTACTAAGAGACGAGAGTGTCGAATGGAAAGCTTTAACAAATATTACACCTAAACTTTAATGAGTACATATACATACGATGACATTTTAATCGCTGTAAACAATAGATTGCATAATAAAGTAGCCAAAGTGGCCAACATAAAAGCAGCTATTAACACTGCAATAAGACAACTATGGGGTAGATTAGATTTAAGAGCGGCTAAAAGAAAAGTAACTTTATCACCCTTCTTAAGTGTAGACACCTACTCTTATACGCTCCCAGAGGACTTAAAAGGGCTAGGGATTATTGATTTAGTACCACAAGATACAGATACTGGTAAGCCTCAATGGAACATTGTTCCAAAAGAAGAGTTTGACAGACTCAAATCTGGAGGTGGGAACATAATTGCACTAGACCCAAACGCTACAACCTATAAACTGTTGATTTCAACCTTATTAGAGAACAGTGACGAGGATGCATGGGATTTAATTTATTACACAGCCTACCCATGGCAAACAACAGGGGGCACTTATATACAAGATTCTACTGCCACTACCGATGTAATTAATGCTGATGTTGACGAATACAACATGATTATAGAGCAATGCGTAGAATACATAGGGAACATACTCAGAGAATACACTGATGCAAAGATTGCACAGGAAACTTTATTTAATATATTATTACCAGATTACCAAGCTAAATATCCATCAGAAGCGATGTCATATAGGAGTACCTATTACAACTTCGGTTCAGTAGATGGGGATTGGTGGACAGGATAATTGCATGTTTGACATAACGAAATTTGAACAAGGATTACATTTACTCGAAGACGGGACAAAGGCTCCTGTAGGTTCAGCTAGAGAAATGACTAATGTTTTGATATCTGACAGAGGTGGTATAGCTAAAAGACCTGGAACAAAGCTTACAGGTACAGTCAGTACAGCCTCAACAGGGATTAAAGGACTATATACATTTAAAAAGTCCGGAGAAAAAACAGAGATAATGACCAAGGCTTTTGGTACAGATACTAACTACTACCATCCAGATTCACTGGATTGGGCTCACTTAGAAGGTAGCTTTACTTCAGGCTCTGAAATGGGCTTTAAAGAGCATTTAATCAATACAGAATACGAAGACTACCTATACATGTGTAATCGTACAGAACCATATAGGAGATGGTCCGGAATGACTACCCTTATTAACGGAGCTTTATCTGGTGCAGAAACAACTATTACAGTAGATAGCACTTTAAAAGATGATGTGTATTATACCGGGACAGCAAGTTCAGTAACTACTACATCAATAACAATGCCCGCAGGTACATTCGCAATATACCAATGGATTGGTTTCTGGGTCAAGATTACATCAGGAGCAAAAGATGGTTTCGTAGCTCTTATTACAGATACTGGCACAACATCAATAACATTCGATACTATAGCAGGCCTCTCAGGAACACCTACATTCGAAATAAGGATGGCTAAGTTCCCTGCAACCGGAACACTGGTGATAAACAGCGATACAGTAGCTTATACAGCATTACCTACAGCAACGACCTTTACAGTAGCATCAGCTCCAGCAGCAGCAGACAATTCACCGGTTACAGTAGTGCCAACTCAATATCTTGATGCACCTAAAGGGAATATACTTGAAAACTATCTAACTAGAATGATAGTCGGAAATGTACGTTCAGGGATGGGATATCAAACTGGTAGCCAATCAACTGGTTCATTCTATGTATCTAAGCTTGCAGACGCTACAGACTTCTCTTTTGCAGCTACAAGAGTAGCAGGAGAGGGAGACATAGTTTCAATGGCCTACGGTGGTGGACCAATTACAGATGCTGTTATGTGGGAAAAGGCTTTTGCAGTGTTTAAGAGAAACTATTGTGAATTCGATACTTATACACAAGATGCTAATGACCTGATTGCTCGTCAACCATTATTAAGCGGTTATGGGTCAATCAATAAAGTTATTAAAGCTAAGGATGACGTTTACTTTGTTACCGAAAGGAATGAAATAACTTCACTTGGTAGAATAGCTCAAAAAGATTCACAACCTCAATCATTAAACATTGGTTTACCTATTAAAAGACTTATTGATAAATATGATTTTACCAATACAGCTGGAGCAGAGTTTAAAGACAGACTACTTATAAATGCAAAAGAATCATCAACTGATACTGCTAATAATAGAGTAATTGTATATAACCGTAAAACCAAATCATTCGAAGGTATCTGGCAGATAGCTGCTTATGGATTTACTGTTTACAACAAGGACTTATATTACGGAGATGCAGTAACCCCTAACGTCTACAAGATGTTTACCGGGACAACAGACCAACAAGGGACTGGTACATTCGGCATTTCATCAACATGGAAGTCCAACTGGATTAACCTTTTATCATCAAAACAAGATTTACAAGAGATATCAGGAATCGGTGTAGAAGGATATATACGCTCTGGGACTACAATAACTTTCCAGATGTATCAAGACTTCGGAGAGAGTGCAGTAGTAGCATTTGATTTCACAGGAACAGAAGAAAACTTTATCGATGGAACTAACTTCGGGAACTTCTTAGGTGCAGACCCATTGGGTATTTCTCAAGAATCAACATTGGGCGACCCAGATGAAAATGGCATGCGTCATTTCCAATTCGTAGTTTACTTCCCACCACAATATTCAAATTTCGTTTCATTAGGCATATTAAATACTGGAAAAGAACAAGCCTATGAGATTACAAGATTATCATTAGATATATCAGCAGACCCATTAAAAGAAACAACAAGAGTTAAAACAATATAATATGAGCATACAAGAAAGAACAATACCAACAAAAAGATTATCCCAGAATCTTGCAGCAGCAGGACTGGCTATGTATCTGAACAACATAAACGATTGGGACAATACAGAAGCTGTACCGAAGCTATTAAGCTCCTCAGATTTCGGCACTGTATCATACGCATTATTAAGAAACGAGGCCAGGACACAAATAGAGATAATAGAGCTTGACCCATCTACTATTACAGCCGCAACTTCCCCTATAACTATCAACAAGCGTGCTTTAGGCTATAACGGTGGTACGACTGCTGATGTAGAGACTGCCTATGACTGGCTAGCAAACGAAACTATTGTTGAATTAGGTTCTGATGTACCACAACTACTCGCAAATTACATGAACAGCACTGATAATCAGACAATGGCCGGAGTAAAAACATTTACATCCTCACCTATAGTGCCTACCCCTACAACAGACTATCAAGCATCTACAAAGAAATATGCAGACGAATTGGCAATAGCAGGAGCACCAGACGGAACAGTTACAGTTAAAGGTATATATGAACTAGCTACCATAGCAGAAGCAGCAGCTCAAGCAGCAGCAGGTTCAGGTGGTACAACCGCAGCTCTGGCAATAACAACAGCATTAACATCAAATACATCAAGTGCAGAGCAACTAATCCCAGTAACAGACGCAGACGGACATATCCCAGTAGAGTTCATGGAACTTAATGCAGACTGGGATTTCACAGGGGACAATTCATACACAGGAGCAAATGATTTTACAAGCGGAACTATAACAGTACCTGCTCCAACAGTTGACGCTGACGCATCTACAAAAAAATACGTAGATGATAAAGATATAAACACTTACACAGCAGAGAATATGATAGATGAAGGAGATTTAGTTTATATAAGTGATACCGACAAAGTTAAAAGATACTCTCCAGAATCAGGTTCTTCAGCAGATACAGCTACAGCAATTAACGCAGTATTACAATCTCAGACGACTTATAAAATAATAAAAATGAGCGGCACAGTTAATGTGTTTGCTTCAGGTGGTGGAGATGGTACAGCTGGGCAGGGCGGATTCCAAGCATTTACGTTGGATTCTGATGAAACAGATGTGACTTATGGTAATACCCTAACTATGGCAGACGGTGGAGTCGCTTGTCATGCATATGATGTAGTTAAGCTAACTGATTCTAAATTTATATCAATACAACGAACAGACGAAGCAACTGACCAGCTTGTTGCAAGAGCTTGCACAATATCTGGAGTAACTATCACAGGTGGTACAGAAACAGCCGTAGAAGCAACCGCAGAGCATACAGACAACAATATAAGAATAGCCAGAATTAGCGATACACAGGCTATTGTAGCCTACAAAGAGTCTTCAAGCCCTGAATATGCTACCTTGATGGTGTTGGATATTTCAGGAACAACTATTACAGCGAACACAGCATACAATACATCTAATGCTAATTTAAACGATGAAATAAGTGGGCTTATTATGTGGGATGCAACAACAGGAATGGTATTGAGTGGTAAGAGTGGAGGTAATGGCTTGTTCGCACAATTATTCTCAATATCAGGGACAGTTGTTACTTGGGGTAATTCATTAGATGTTGATGTTAATATGTCATCAGGGCTAACAGCAGAGCTACTTAGAATATCATCAACTAAAGCAGTTGTTAAATGGAGAGCTGAGGGTTCAGCTACAGCAAATAGTTTAGCAATGATAACAACAGACGGTACGGACATAACTCTTGGCACACCGCTTGTAATAGCTGATGCTGATTACCTATACTCACTTGGAACAATGTCTAAGGTATCTGAAACAATGTTTGTATCAACAAGAAACAAAGATGGAGCCGTAAATCAATACATGAGATTTTATGAAATATCAGACACTACAATAACTGCCATAGGAACAGAATATGAACTAACAAATGCTGGTGCTGCCAATGCTGCTACAAGCATATCAGAGCTAGTAGCTGGTAAGTATATTGTTGGTACAACAGACCTTACACAACCACAGCTAATCACTTGTTCAGACTTCTACAGAGAACGAATTGGTGTAGCTAAAGCAGATGCAGCTAAAGACGCATCAGTAGATGTTACCTTAACTGGCAAAATAGCTTCTGAGTATACAGGATTGACAGCAGGCTCACCTTATCGTGTAGGTAGCGATGGTAGACCAACTGCTTTAGAAACAGGAGTAGATAATCAATTTGGCATAGCAATTAATGCAACAGACATACTGTTGAGATAGTAAAGGATGCGATTTAATGACAAACGGGTACAACAAAGCAAAAATAGAAGACGCTAAAGAAGACATCAAAGACATTAAGTCCGAGCTATTCAATCACACAAAAGAAAACAGAGATGATTTTAAAAAACTCACCAAAAGTCTAGATAACATTAGCAATAAAATCTCATTCATTTACGGTGGAGCAGCAGTGGTAGGTGCAGTAGCAAGTTTTGTTGTCAGTATTATATCAAGATATTTATTAGATAATTAAAGGAGAAGTTATGAAAAACCTTTGGACAAAGTTCATTACAAGCCAAGTCTGGATAGTTATCCGTTCTGGTTTGATGGTAGCCTTGCTAGCCGGCCTAGCAGAGCTCGTCAATTACTTCAGCGACCTCGAAGGTGCTGTATGGATAATTGTAGTAGTAGCGGTATTGAAAGCAGCTCAAAAAGCACTTTCCCTATACCTCGTAGCAAGAGAGTAAATTTAGTGGGCGGACATCCGCCCCATATTAGAAAGAATTAATTAAGAAAAATGGCATTTATAGACGAAAACAATAAGAGGTTCGAAA